TATGTTTATTTATCAATCTTGAAGTTTTTGCCTGTCAAGTTATTGACAAAATGTAGAAAATTTTCTGCTTCTCGCTTCTTGCCTCGAATTATAAAAAAGATTACGGCTGCATTAACGCCAGCCAGTGTACCTTTCATTGCACCTTGGTAATACATCCAGGTACCAAATACACAACTCATGAAAAACCAGAGAATGTGGATTGCATATTGTTCTATCATTATTAGCGCCTATAGTCTAGGTCGTAATCATCAAAAAAGTCTTCTTCCATGTCTTCACTTGAAAGTCTCTTTAGTGCATCAAGATCGTGTCCTCTTAAAGCATTACGAATATGCTTTTCACTACGGTCCTTCTGCTTTGGTTTAGATGGGCGGTCCTCATAATCCTCAAAGCGCTGGTTACGAGAATACTTCTTGATCGTCATGGAACTATAAACCTCTTACTTTGTACTAACTTCGTCTGGAAGGATATCAGGGAATGCTAACTTAGCAACATCAGCTGTGATTCCCTTATACAGCTTATGTAGTTTCTTGTCCTTTGCAGAAATAAGCATATCTGCTTCTGGACCAGGAAGAGTTTCAAGAATGGTAATGAAAATATTCTCGCGCTTCATTCTACTGATGTTTTGATCTGGTTGGTCTACCAAGTAGCCGAACTTACGGGCCTCAGCGTGAAGATAACCACGATGGTAATCATACTGGTGTTCAGGGACACGCTTATAAGGAGGTGCACCCTCTGGCAATGCTGCAACCACATTAGGATGGAATGCAAGCTGAAGAACACTCTTTAATGCAAACGAGTCGTTAGCTTTCAGGATATCGGCTCGTTCTTGTTTTGTCTTTGCCTTGCTGGCAACTTCGAGCACGTCACATACATTACTATTCATTAGAATTCTCCAATATGTTCCATTAGGTTCTTTAACTTGAACTTAATGAAGTAGTTAAATAGATCGCCTTTCTTTTTACTTTCTTGTTCATTAAATTGAGCAAGGATAGTATTGTAGACCTCGGCTGGGATCTTAGATAGGTCTACAAGCGCCTCGTTTCTCTTATAGCCACGAAGCATGTTTTGATCACAGAAGTCCTCTGGCGTTTGCTTGACCCACTGGTCGAGGCTCTTCTGACGAATTGGTTTCTGACGTCCACCTGAGATGAAGACATCATCTGCTGACAAGAAGTTAGGAACACCATCACCAGAGTCACCCTTGAGAATATGTTCCTTTAAATAAACATCTGGATTGTTATGAGAGATGTACTTCTTGCGGACAGGGTCATACTGTCTGACGTTCACAAACTTCTGAAGCTGGATGAAGTCCTTATCACCAGAGAGGATAAGAATCTTAGGAGCGCTGCCAGTCATTAGCAAGGCGCCATGGTGATGGACGAGTGTAGAGATGATGTCATCTGCTTCTGCTGTTTCTACCTTCAGTACTTTATACGGAAAGTATTCCTTTAGTTCCTCTCGGATCTTGTTGAAGCATTCGAAGATCGAAGTCCAATCAATATCCGATTCCTCTCTAGCCTTCTTTCGGTTGGCTTTGTAGTATGGGTAGATCTTTCTACGCCAATAGTTCTTATCGTCACATGCAATAACAATCTCACCATACTCCTCACCAAACTTTTGTTTGTAGGAGCGGATGGCGTTCAAGACCATGTGACGGACAAGGCCTTCTTCAATCTTGGCATCCGTGTGGTTACCAAGTTGCATCATCAGGTTAGAAATCATAACCTGGTTTAAGTCAACAATAATCATGCTATGTTTGGTCCTTCATCATCTGGATCTTCATCGGCATGCTGCCATTCAGAATCCAAGAAAAATTCAAGTCTATTAAAGTATTTATCGAAATCTTCCACGAACGTATGTAGAGGATGGTGCGTTTCCCTATACCGTAGTATAATGGAAAAGAAGGTTTCCCTCAACAGCAATATGTCTTCTCGTCTGAAGTCTTCGGTCTCAAACCCATATGCTTTGAACAACATCATTGCTCGTTCAAACATTGCCATGGCTTCAGGTCCAGCCTCATGGTAACCTTCTACAAAGAGTTCAAGATCCTTTGTCTTCTTTAGTTTCGGCTCATGTTTCTTTCTACGAAACTCAGCCATACTAACGACATTATCATTATTCGAGAAGTCCATCTTCCTCTTCTTCTTTCGATACTAATGTGTCAGTGAACAGAGGAGTGTTGTAGGTTGGAACCATATCAAGTTCCGTAAAACCATCTTCCTTCATTTCCTTAACAAGATTCAAGGCCTCCATCTTAGAGAGGTCAAAGAACTCAATGATGCCGCCGTCGGCGTTCCGAACAAATACAGAAAACGTATTAGAAGCCATTTGTAAATCCTATGATAAAACCAACAACCCAGGGAAGAATAGCAACGATCAACAATATTCCTAAAACTAATCTCATAGATATTTGTCCGCCACATAGTCACCAACGATTAACCCTATAACGAGAGCCCAGAACCAGAATCCAACCTTAAAGGTGAACCAGAACAAGCGCCCAAGCCATGCCCAGATCTCTAACAACGTAGCAAGCATTACCAGACCCTCAGTAGGACAGTGAACTCATTCAGACGACCATTCATCGGCTTAGCAACAGCCTTAATAGCATCGAACTGTTTGTTGAGCTGAGGCTTAGATGCATTCATTACAACCTTGAGGAACTCCTCAGGCTTCCGAAGCTTCTTAGACACACACTGCTCAAGGTCAATGTTCAGAAGGCTCGAACGCTTGAACTGAATGTTGCTACCAACATAGCGGCCAAGCTGACGGGTCTTTGTATTAAAGACCCAAAGTTGCTCTGAGCCAAGAACCTTCTGAGGATGAATTGAACCAACCTTGAATTCAGTAGACTCCTTCAGGTACTTGACCTTCGACAACATCTTCTCGACGTTTGGCTTACGGACCTTACGGACACGAGCAGCCTTCTTAGTCTGCTCAAGCTGAGCAAGATCAGATTCCAACTTCTCGTAGAATGCAACAAGGACCTTGATAGCCTTCTTACCATAGGCCTCATAACATTCGACAACAGCAGGGTCGCCATCCTTGAGTAGAGCCATCTCGTTAAAGTTGAACTCAAACGCTTCTCGAATCACGCGAGCGTGGCCAGCCTTACAGCCTTGGCCATTCAAGTAGTCATAGATGTTATCATCGTATGACTTGCCAGCAATGAAGTTATCGATCTGCTGATCGATCCAAGCGACATACGGAGTACAAGACTCCTTCAGACGGTCACGAATCGAAATCACATTGGTCGGTACAACATCTTCCTCTTCCACATAGGTAGAGGATTCAATTGCCTTCATTGCAAAGGCAATGACACGAGCCTGCTCGCCAGTTGCTACACCACGAGATTCCATTCGGGCGATGGCAGCGATAGCACGAGGCACATCACCACTCGTAGCCTTGGCAATGTCGCTCTTAGAGAACGACTTCTGCTGGGCGAGGAACTGCCGCAACCAAATCTTATAGTTGCCGTCATCGCTGTTATAGTTATACCAGTTAAGAGCCTCAATGAGGTTCAACTTGGTAGGTTCAGTAAACGTTGGTTCTTGGCCGAGTGCTCGGGCAAGAGAATCGTTACGCTGCTTTGCCATAAATCTTACTTTTTACCTGTGCTATGTGCTTACATTGATTACGGAATTCGAAACCTGTACAAGTGCAGGACCACTTCCCACCCTTGGACATTACATTATACACGTTACCCTTACTGCCGGCAACAGTGCATTCAATAGTTAGTAATTTACTAAATTCAGTCTTGTTAAGAGCCTTACCTTCTAGGATCTCAAGGTCAATGACCCTATGAGTATAGATGAGCGAGATGGGATGATAAGAGCGACCGGTCTCAACAGCAAACGTGTTACCGACCTCGTTCTTCCAGTATACAGGAATAGGTACGACCCTACCCGTATGAGTGTTATCATCCCACTCACGTCCGGCAACGTTGCTCGGATACCGAGTCGTTACCTTAACGAGAGAACCTATAGACGGAATCTGCATGTTAGGCGCGACGCTCACTGAACGTCTTCATCCACTCATTGAGCAGCTCTCGAGCTGCCTTACGGTCAACTCCAAAGAACTCTTGGATGTAGGGGGC